GAATTCGTCGAACGCCTCACGCGTGGCGTCGATGTTCGTGTTGACCTTGAACTCCGGCGATCGGGCCTGCTCAATCCTCTCGCGCATTCCGTTGATAAATCGCTCAGCCGGGCCGGCCGCGGCCTGCTCCGCGTCGGCACCGGTCAGCAGTCGCTCGGTAGCGTCGGCGACGCCGCTAGCGGCGTCGATCAGCTCCTTTGAATTTTGGTCGATGGCCGCTTGGCTTGCGGCTACAAGATCTTTGCCGAACGCTTCTAGGTCAGCGTTGAGATAGGAGCCGATGGCTTCAAGCGCTTTCCCAAGAGCCAACGCAATCGTGTTGCCCGCAATCTCGAACGCATTGAAGATCGTCCGCAGCCCTTCATACACGATCGTGAATACTTCGCCGGTCGCCTGGAACACAGCGCCCGCATCGACCAAGATCCCGGTGAAGTCGCCGAATCCAGCCACGAACGAATCGAACACGCCCGCGAGGAACTCGGCACCGCTGAGCAGCGTGTCTGTGATGGCGTCGGCAATCGCCGTGCCGCCCTCGCCATTCGCGCCCGAGAACGATTCCACGAACGCGAGGAACTCATCGGCGATCGCCGTGACGACCGGTGCTAGATTGCCGGTCACCTGACCGATGATGCCCTCGACGGTCGCCCGCACGAGGTCAAACGCGTCGTTCATCTCGGCAATGTTCTGTACCTGTTCTTCGCCCACGATGATGCCGAGCCGCTCGGCTCTCGCGTTGAGCTCTTCGACGCTGGCCGCGCCTTCCTTGAACAGCGGCGTGAGGGCCGCGCCCTGCCGACCGAAGATCTCGACGGCCGCCGCAGCACGGTCGGCCGACGTCGGCAACGCACCGATCGCGGCGGAAATCGCCTCAAATTGCTGCTCGGGCCGCAGCCCGCGAATCTCGGCGAGCGAGACGCCGACGGATCGCAGCGTCTTCTCGAACGCGCCGCCTGGGTCAGCCTTGCCGATCGACACGCCGAGCCGCGTCACCGCCGTGGCGAACTGCTCGGTATCGACACCCGAGAGCTTCGCCGCAAGCCCGAGCCCCTGGAGTTTTTCAACCGGCACGTCGATCCGGTTGCTCAGGTCGTTCAAGGAATCGAGCGACGTGGACACGCTCGAAACGATTCCGCTGATCTGGCTCGTCGCGCTGCGGACCGCACCGCTCAGCAGTTGGAACCCATCGACGATGGCGCGACCGATCTGGATCCGCGAGATGAGCGTGAGTTGACGCGAGATGCCGTCCAGCTGCGTGCTGGTGCCTTTGGCGGATTGCGATGTGCGGTCCAGGTCTGCACGGGCGGATTGCATCGCACGATTGAAGGTCTCTTGTGAGATGCGACCGGCAGACACCTGCTCCCGCAACTCGGCAACCGTGCGTTCGTACCTCTGAACCGGCGTGATGTTTTGCTCGGTGATCTGAGCGGCACGCCGCAGCGCCGTAGCCTCCTCCGCCGCAGCCGCGCGAACCTTCTCGAACGACTCGGCAAACTGCTCCGCCGTGATCGTTCCGGCTCGCCTTGCTGCCGTGAGGTCTTGCAGAGCCTTCGCCGTCGATGCTTGAGCATTCGCGGCGGCCTCGCTGGACTTCGCGAATTCGTTGAATACGCTCGTGACCTTGTCGGCCTCTTGGCCGAGCGCCTGTAGCGCACGCTCCACCGGCGTGAGCTTCAGCTGCGTCGTGTCCGCGCTGATCTTCAACGCGAGTCCGAGGATGTTTGCCATCAGTCGATGATCCCCATCTCACGCCGTAGCCGCATGATCGCCTCGCGGTCCTGCGACTCGTGCTGCGGTGCGCGTAACTTCGGGACGAAGTCCTCGGCCCGCGGCGGTTTCTTGCCTCGCTCGGTGTACGGTGCCGTCGCGATCGACGCTAACAATCCAGTTTGCATCCACGGATCCGACAGCGGGACGAAGTACCGCGTGTACGCCATCCACTCGCTCAGCTCCCGCGAATCCATCCGCTCGCACAACTCGCGAACAGTCATCCGCAGATGCCCCGCCAGCGCGAACAAAAACTGCCGCGATGGCGAGGCATTCAGTTTTTTGCGAGCTGCTCGACATCGGCCTCCGTCATGTTGTTGTGTTTCAAGGCCGCGTCGAACAGACGACCGACGACCGCACCGCTGCGGCTCGCGAGCGCGGCGACTTGGCCTCGAGTGAAGATCAGCTGGCCCTTGTCGTCGCACAGACACCGAGCGAGGTACTCGCTGCGGAAGTTCTCGATGCCCGTCTCTTTCTTCCCGATCCAGAGCCGCTCGTAGCTGTCACGCTCGCCCACGTTCATGACGCGAATGAACACATCGCCGCCCCACTCGGGCACCGCGATCGGACCCATGAGGCCCGCATCGTTCGCCGCCAAGATCTGCTCTGCCGTCAACGTCGCCATCTATTCACCTCACGATGGATATGGAGTGGTCAAACCGACCGTATCCATCACTTTGAATCGGTGGTCAAATCGCCACGCCTCGTTGACCTGGCCGACGACCTCGGCACCGAGGTAGATGCAGTCGGCGTCGAACACTGTGAACGTGTTCGTCGTCGCCGTGCCTTGGTCGTTCTGCGCGGTAATCGTCAGCCGCGCCCGCACGCCGTACTGGCTCTCGGGTAGCGCGGTGCGTGTGAACGCCGGCAGCGTGACCTCGCCCAGATCGAGCGTCCATCGTGCCGTGCGGGCAGCGGGAGGCTCTCGGACAAGAGCGAGCGTGGCCTCGCTGACCTGCTCAACCGCCGTGCCGCCCCATGTGACCGTGACGCCCGAGACTCGCGTAGCCATGACGGGCCTCCGCCACGGTCATCGAGCCACGGTGATCGTGGCCTGGCCCCGGATCGCGTCGTTGGTCGCGAGCGTGAGCGTCGAGCTCGCCACCGTTGCGGCCTTGCCGTTGATCAGCGTCGTGCCGCCGGTGGTGATGGTGATGGTGCCCGTAGACGCGTCGAGGATGATGGTCTTCCCCAAATAATCGAACGTCACCGAGCGGCCCGTGCCGCCGTCGTCAGCAGGAATCACGAGCGGACGAGCCATGCGCGAGAGCGTCTCGCCGGTCGTCTGGCCGAGGTGCCCCACGTCCACGGTCGCATCGGCGGCGGCACCGGGGTTCGTGCTGCTGATGACGATGTTGGTCACCGTGTAGACGGTGCCGAAGAGGTTCAACACCGTGCCAACACCGTCATGAGGCGTCGAGGGATCGGGCATCGTCAATTCTCCTGCCAGAGGATCGTATAGGTCTGCGTGACCGAGTAAACCGGCGGTAGGTCGCCGCCGGCTAGCTGGACGAATCCGTCCTGCTCGCCCTGCAGCGCGACGTGCCGTACCGATATTGATGATGACATACCGCTACCCCATCCATCCAGTTTTTTTCGGCAAGAATCTGCCAGTTCCCGGACCGCCTCATAGGTCTCGGCATAGAGCTCCAGAGCCCACGTGACGACCGGCAGGCCGCCACGGGTATTGTTCAGCGTCGTCTCCCGTGTGACCGCCTGGCGACGCCAGGTCGCCAGCGGCAGAGCCGCAGACGCCGGTGCGATCACCGGGTAGATCCGACCGCCGAGGATCGCGGCCACGGCCGGGTCGGAAGCCAGGGCGTCGGCGACGGCTTTTTCAGGGCAGGCAAAGGCCATGAAGGCTAGTTCCCAAAGTTATCGACCGTGCCTGTTGCGGCACGGAATAACGTCTGCAGAGCCTGCTCCAGCGAGGCACGTAGCTCACGCTGAAGGATTTCCGCGACGACGCTCTGGCTGCGATCCCACGCAGTTTTTAGTGGCGGAATGCGATCGAATCCGCCAATCGGCATCGGCGGCAGACGGATCGGCGACCGCGACTTTTTGAAAAACGCAAACGGGTACGGCGGGTCGGTGACGAATCCGCGTTCGCCGCCACGAAATCGCAGGAGCTTGAACTTGCCCAGACGATTGAAGCTCGACGCGTAGTAGTACGCGTTCGGGTCTTTGACAATATGCGCGGCGACCGAGTGTCCCTGCACCGTGTGCCCCGACACGCGGAACCGCTTGCCGTTGCGGGTCATGCTGTAGGCTTGCCGCTCGAACGCTCCTCGGGTGAACCCCGGTCGCTGGTATTGTTTCGGCGGCGACGGCGTCTTGATGTATCGCTCTTTCGTACCCTCTTCGAGCCACCACTGGTGAAACGCCCGGTCGGGGCCAACCCGCACCGTGCCGCCGGCTGCACTCACAGACGACGACTGCCCGGTGCGACGAAAGCCGATCACCGCTACCGCGCCGCCGTCGCGGGTGTACGTGACGACCCGCTTCGATATGGCCCGCCGCAGGTTGCCGGTCACGCCGTATGGCGTCGTGGTTTTGAGCGCCTCGACAGCGGGCTTGATCGCCTTTTCGAGCGCGGCCTTGAGGATCCTCGCCTTG